TTCCTTTTGACACTGCTGGTGCAGTTGTTTATAGAAAGATAGCTAATGACCTTTTGGACTCTATCCAAAAAGCCATGACTCAAGCAGGTAGAAGTTTTGATATCTGGAGTCATTACTACGGATCATCGGGAAACAAAGAAGCCCAAGGTGACATCATGTCAAAACTAATTGTCCTTAGAATGTTTTGTGACAACCCATCTTTAGTTCATTGGTCTGCAAAACAGTACGCAGATACAACTAACACTCATGGAAGTGAGTACGCTAACAAATTAATTAATCAAGGAATATTGCCACCCACATCAGGCACACCTAAACTAGAAGCAGTTATACAGTACATAGAAGATGTACTAGAACAGAACTCAGCCAATAAAGTTGTTCTCTTTTCATTCTTTAAAGAGAACTTACGACTTATTCAAGAAGCCACTAAGCACATTGCAAGAAGCGTATTGTTTATGGGGGGAATGAGTATGCTAGATAGAGACAACTCTAAACAGCAATTTTCCCAAGACCCAAATGTTAGGTTGTTTTTATCCTCAGATGCAGGTGGTTATGGTGTAGATTTACCAATTGCTAACTACCTTATCTCTTATGACCTGCCTTGGTCTGCTGGTAAGTTAGATCAAAGAGAAGCACGTATTATCAGATTGTCTTCAGAATTTCCGCATGTCAATGTTGTTTCTTTCGTTATGAAGGGTAGCATTGAGGAAAGACAGTATGAAATGTTGCAAGAGAAGAGAAATATCAACAAAGCATTTATAGATGGTGGTTACGATGTTAAAGGTGACTACAAACTTACATTAGGTGCTTTATCCGAGTTTATAACCAACAGTGAGGTATGAGATGGACAAAATAGTTAGAGAAAAACCAGAGTCAACTTTTGATGAAGCGTATGCTGTTAAATTAGTTACTGAGTTTCAAAATCATAAAACAATGTTAGAGACTACACAAAAGCGTGTAGATGCTTACAAAAAAGAATTAAATGACATGCTCATTGCTCACGGAAAGCCTGACGACAAAGGCAACCTTTGGATAAACACTTCAGGTTTTGAGATTAAAAGAGAGCGACGTGTTTCCAAAACATTTAATACCTCAGCAGCTGAAGCTTGGGCAAAAGAGAATGGTCATTGGGATACTGTTAAAGAAGTGATTGAAGTACTCAGTGAAGATAAATTACTTGGTTTAGCATGGAACAATGAAGAAATTCAAGAAAAGGTTAAAACTCTATATGTGGAGAAAGAAACGTGGGCATTAAAGGCATAGAGGATTACCCAGGTAAAAAACCTCCACGTAATAGGACAGTACGCAAACAAAAACGTATTGATGATCCTTTTGCGGGAATCAAACCTGCTACTTACATTTTACGTGGGGAGAGGGTTGAAGTTTATACAGTAGGACAGTTAGCCAAAGTAATAGGAAGAAAAGCTGTTACTATACGAGCATGGGAATCAAGAGGCATAATACCTCCTACAACCTATAGAACACAACTACCTGTTGGTATACAAGCTCCAGGAAAATCTTTAAAAGGACGTAGGCTTTACACTAAGAAGCAGGTAGCCTTAATATTGTTCGCAGTTGATACTTATTTAGGGGATAGCAACCCTAGTGTGGTACCAGCTACGGCATGGAATAAACTAAGGCAACACATAAAAGATAATTGGAAAAATTAAAACATAAAAACAAACACAAGCACAAAGGAAAAAAACAATGCCAATGCCAAATAAATATGACGAAGACTTTGACACAGACGAAGTGGAGTTTGACACTCCACCAGCTGCTGAAACAAAGAGTTCACCTCTTGCACAAAAATCAAGAGTAGAAACACCAGTTAGTGATCCAGCTAAGAAAAGTGTTATCAAGCGTGGTTGGGGTGCTGCACAAAAAGTGCAAGAATCAACATCAGCGTTTGCTCAACGCTTTAAGGTTACCGAAGAACCACAGATTATTAAGTTCCTAGAAGATGAGCCTTACGCATCATTCCGTACACACTGGATTGATGGTCGTGCAGGTCAAAAATCTTTTGTTTGCTTAGCTGACCACCAAGATGGTTGTCCACTTTGCGACTCAGGAAATCGCCCATCAACAAAGTTTGCATTTAACATTGCAGTACTTGGTGATGAAGGAGATACATCTGTTAAGTCATTTGAAGTAGGAGTTCGTTTAATTGACCAACTCAAAAACTTCCACACTCACCCAGTTCAAGGCCCACTATCCAAGAGTTATTGGGCAGTATCAAAGACTGGCAAGGGTGCACAAACTCAAACCATCATTCAGAAAGTACATGATCGTGACCTAACAGATTGGTCAATGGTCGGGTACACCGAAGAAGAGATGGTAGTCCTACACCGCAATTGCTACACACCTGAGATTATCTCAATCCCTAACCGCAGTGACCTTTTGGAAATTGCCGCAGAGATTACTGACGCTCGGTAAGTAATGCACAAGACGGTTCACACCGTTGAAGAATTGCAAAAGATAGTAGAGACAGTTACAGAGTTTAAGGCTTTTGCCTTTGACATTGAATCACGTGGGGTTCTTGAGCGTCACGATGATGTTAATACACTTTTTAAAAATGAGTGTAAAGAACACATCGCAACTCTTAAGAACCCTAGTGAGGATGTGGTAGCTAGATCAACTGAAGCAATTCGCCAACGATATCTTTCAACTCTTGCACTTGACCCTTTTCGTAATGAGGTATTTTGGTTAGGCATAGCAACACATGGACATTCATGGGCTATACCAATGGGGCATTCAGTAGGAGAGATATTAGTTCCTGAACAAGTAGGCGATGGTACTGTTCTTCCACCATTGGAGTATCGCAAGGTTCTTAAAAACGGTTTGGTATCTACCGCAAAGACTAAATACCATATACCTGCTACGCATTCCGCTCCACCAGCGCAACTTTCTCGCTACGATGTTTTTGAGACTTTACGCCCCATATTTTTTAGTGATGCTACCAAAGTTGGGCACAACGTAAAGTTTGACGCTTTATCCATCCAAAAGTATTATGGAGAGTTGCCACATGGTCCTTATCGTGACACCATGATCTTGCAACATGTTTGCGACGAGAACTCATCTAGCTTTTCTTTAACCAATTTAATATCCATGAATTTTGGTACCCATTCACCTTATGCCAAAGAAGGTAAGTTGGGCAAAATTATTACTTCAGTTCCATTTAGTATGGCTTCTCGTTATGTGCATTTAGATGCTCGTTGGACATGGATGCTCTACATAAAGTTAATGGCAAAGCTAAAAACCGAGTCTTCATTAATTCCAGTAATGGAACAAGACATGGAAGTTATGCGTGTTCTTATGTCTATGGAGCAAGAGGGCATTACTGTAGATAGCTACGCTCTAAAGCAGTTAAGAAAAGAATTAGACAACAAGTTGAATGACACTCTTCTTTTGTTGTCAGAGGTCGCTTACCCTGGATTCAATCCAGATTCAAATAAGGACAAGCAGTTGTTTTTATTTAACAAAAAGAGAGATGGTGGGTTAGGTTTAAAACCCACCAAGAAAACACCAAAAGGAGCACCATCCGTGGACACAGAGTCTTTGGAGAGTCTTCAGGGTAAGCACCCTATTATTCCATTACTTCTTACTTGGTCTGAAACTCAGAAGCTAAAGAACACATATGTAGATGGACTTCTTCCAAAACTTAACAATAATAAGTTACACCCATCTTTTAATTTACATAGAACAGCGACTGGGCGTTTGTCTTCGTCCTCACCAAACTTACAGAATGTTCCTCGTGATTCAAGCATTAGAGGATTGTTTGTTCCACCAGATGGGTACACCATGCTTGTAGCTGACTACGATCAGATTGAATTACGTGTAATGGCTATGTTTAGTCAAGACAAGCGTTTGTTAGAGATTTTTAGAAACAACGAGGACATTCATACAGCAACAGCAGCAGCTGTCTTTAAAAAAGATATTACAGAAATAACTTCTGAAGAACGACAAATAGGTAAGGGAGTTAACTTCCTTACAGCGTATGGCGGAGGTTCTAACAAGCTTGCACGTGTTACAGGTATTACTGCGGAGCATGCTGAGGAGATATTGGCTTCTTATTATAAGAGCTTTTCGGGGTTAACTAGATGGAAACAGGTAGCCATTGCTACTGCCACCAAACGTGGGTACACGGCTACCATAAGCGGTAGAAGACGAAGACTACTTGATTTGACTTCTCGTTCTTCTGAGTTGGTTTCAAGAGCACAGCGTCAAGCTATTAACGCTATTATTCAAGGTAGTGCTGCCGACATCTGTAAACAGGCAATGATTGATGTTGACTTGGCTTTTCGCTCTACAAATTCTAAGATGCTTGTGCAGGTACACGACGAATTGGTAGCCATATCTCCAGAAGATGAAGAAGAATCAGCTATATCTACGCTAATAAACGCAATGGGTCACAATAAGACTATCATGGGTGTCACATTAAAAGTTTCGTGCCATGCAGCACGTAGTTGGGCGGAGGCTAAACAATGACAACTATCTTAAGTAAACGCAATTTTTGTCTAATGCTGTCATCACAGACAGGTCAAGATGTTGCTAATCAATTAGGTTTTGCCCCAGCATCTAAAGATGTTGAGGAATTAGAACTAGGTCTTATAGAACAACAATGGGAAACATTACATCATTTTGGTATTTTTGATGAAATTGTTGAGTCTGTTGAGTGGTTTTCACAAGTGCTAGAGAAAACAAATTCTACAGAAGGTCAAACTCCAGCCATGATTGAAAGCGCTAAAACTGTAATCATGTCTTACAGTATGTCGTTAATTCAGAAGTTAATATCTAACAATAAGGTTGCTTTAATGTACACGGTGGAGTACGATGATGATTGTGATAGGGACGACGACGAAGAACGAGAGGATTGGGATTAGATGTCTTCATGGTGGGATAAAAAGTTAACAGGAAATAGTTCACAAGAAAGTTCTTCATTACCTCCAGTTACTCGGAACGTAATTTTGCCAGCCCTACGCCAACAGGCAGAAGCTGTTGCTATACAACGTGTAGAGTCAGTAGCTCCACAGAGTGACCCAACAGGGCAAACTGACATGGGTACGGCTATTAGGAATTGGAAAGGTGGAGAGGCTCATCGTAGAGAAGGTTCTTTGACATGTCCTCGTTGCGCTAGTAAAAATGTATTCAGTAGATCAAATGGTGGCTCATTAGGACACGCACCAGCACCAAGATGTTTTGAATGTGGTTGGAATGGTATATATGAGCAAGCAGATCAGACATCCTGGTCAGTATGAGGAGCACAAAATGGAAACTAATTACGAATCAATATCAGCAATAATTAATAAAATAAACAAGAAACAAAATGATGTTTCTATTTTACGTGCCGATGCTATGCATCAACGCTTAGAACGTACTACCACTGGTATTCTTGCCTATGACTTGATGCTTGGTGGAGGCTGGCCTTCTAATCAATGGTCTGAGATTATTGGTGATGAGTCATCGGGAAAGACAGCAATAGCCTTTAAGACCATTGCAGCAAATCAAGCCTTAGATCCTGAATGGACTGCTGTATGGGTAGCTGCTGAAGAGTTTGTACCAGATTATGCCCAAGCAATTGGGGTTGACCTGTCTCGTTTATGGGTCATTGAGACAAATAATATGGAGCAAGCATACAACCTTGTTATTGAGTTAATGCACAACAGAGCTGCTGATTGCGTTGTTATTGACTCTCTACCTGCACTTGTACCATCTGATGAGTCAGAGCGTGCTATGGATGAGTTTACTGTTGGGTTAGGCGCTCGTATTACATCAAAGTTTTTTCGCAAAGCTTCAGAAGCACAGAAGAGATCAATGGTAGATAAAGAACGATCATGCACTGGATTAATGATTAATCAATGGCGTCAGAAGATTGGTGTGATGTGGGGAGACAATAGAACTACTCCAGGCGGTCTTGCTAAAAACTTTAGTTACTTTGTTAGGGTTGAGGTTCGTAGAGATGAATGGCTTAAAGATAAAGATGAAATTATTGGTCAAACCATCAAAGCTAGAACCCTAAAGAACAAAACATATAAGCCATCGCAACAGGCTGTAGTTGACTTTTACTTTACAAACACTCAAGGTTTTTCTCTTGGTTCTTTTGACACCTTAAAGGATATGCTTAACATCGCTGCAGTTACTGAGATTATTACTCGTGCTGGCGCTTACTATGACTATGCTGGGCAAAGATGGCAAGGTAAAGACAAGATGCTAGAAGCTTTTAGAGAAGATCTTCAGTTACAAGCATCCCTAAAGACTGATATTGAAGCCTATTACAAAGTTGTCAGATGACCGTCATAGGGAGAGATCCCGATAGACACACGAGGATAATGAAATCCTCTAAGAAACAAGAGAAAAGAACAGCAAATACTTACAACGGGTCACGTAATGCACGCTCTGGAGCTGGCTGGCTTAGAAAGAATGACGTTAGAAGTCATGAATATCTTATTGAGAATAAACTGACAGAGAACAAAAAAACAATTACATTAAAAGAATTGGATTTAAGGGAGCTTAGAGATCGTGCATTACTGGAAGATAGAATACCGATATTACAGTTTGATCTTGCTAACCGCCGTTATGTAGTTATTATTGAGGACGATTTTTTGGAGTTAACAACTAATGACTAACTCTGGAGACATGCACAACTATAAGAATTTGTTAAAAATGAATGGACGCATTATTCCTCTTGTTGCTGTTCAGCTATTAAAGTCTAAAAAAGAAAAAGATAAACATAGAGATACAACTATGTTTCACCCCAGTGATTTGGCTAAAAGAGACTGGTGTCCACGAGCTACTTGGTACAAGATAAAAGGAGAAGTTGATTCCGATGAAACCTTTTCTTTCCAAAGACTAAACGTATTTGAAGAAGGACACGCTATTCACGCAAAGTGGCAGAAATGGCTATGGGATGCAGGAGTATTAGAAGGTCAATGGAGGTGTGGTTCATGTTCACACAAGTGGTGGGACCTATCACCAAGAAATTGTCCAGAATGCAATGCATCAGAACATTTGGCGTATGCTGAAGTTCCTCTAAAAAGCGAACCCTACGGGATTATAGGTAGTGCTGATGGAATAGTTTCAGACAAAAAAGGTAGAACTTTAATTGAAATTAAATCCGTAGGTTTAGGCACTATTAGGTTTGAAGCCTTAGACTTATACAAAGAGTACGAAACTAACCCAGCTATGGGTATAGACGGTCTATGGAAGAAGATTCGCCAACCATTTGCAAGCCATATTCGTCAAGGTATGTTGTACATGCACTGTACTGGTATTCATGATTTAACCTTTATTTATGAGTGGAAGCCTTCTCAAGAAGTTAAAGAGTTTTCTATTAAGTATCTTCCAGAATTAATTCAACCTATATTGGATAGTTGTCAACTTTTGCTAGTAGCCTTACAGCAGAAGATTCCACCAATGCGCCCAGCGTGGGCAGAGTCTTCAAGTTGTAGTGGTTGTAAGTATTGTCCTTTTAAGAAAACATGTTGGAGCGAAAAATGATTATAGATGAGACACCAGAGATGGACAAATTTTTACACAACTTTATGTTGCCTGAAAAGCCACACGGTTTATTACCAGTAGTTCCTAGAAACTTAGGAGACATTTCGGAAATTGATCTTATGTCCTTGTATTCAGAGTTTATGGCATGGGTTAACTACACTAAGTCTCAATTAGTCTCAGCAGAAATTATAGAAGAACGTGAGTTAAACACTTTTGAGTACATAAAAGCTTGCACCCTTATTGAACAATGGGACAACAAAATTAAAGGTGAACTAGTGACTATAGCTAAAGCAAAAAGAGATGTTGAAGAAAAAGTCCAAACACAACAAGAAACCTACACACAGGCTCGTGCTTACCGTAAGTTAGTAGACACGGTTTTTGATAGGTGTGAACGTGGTGCTCAAGTCCTTTCACGAGAGTTAAGCCGAAGAATTAGTCTTGCACCTAAAGAAAATCGTGCTTCTAGATTCCTACCCTGATTATGAAAGTACAGTGCAATACCTGCAATCACATTATTGTTTCTGATACAAAACGTACTGTGGGATGTTTATGCGACAGTGATTCCCCAACTTGGGTAGGTGTTACTTCAGGAGATAGGTTAATTACTATGAGTTATTCTAAGTATCAGCAAGTGGAGGAGTAATGGGAAATAAACATAAAGCTAAAGGCACCTCATTTGAGACAGCCATTGTTAACTACCTTAAAGAGAACATGTTCCCAAACGCTCGCAGAACCGCCCTTGCAGGAGAAAATGATGCTGGTGATATACACGGCATAAAGCAAAGACTTAGCCCTGTTGAGATTGCTATTCAATGTAAGAATCAAAAATCTTTTAAGTTAAGTGAGTGGCTTAACGCAACCGTAGAACAAGCTGCACGGCTTAAAGAAGCTTATCCTTTGCTTGTAGTAAAACGACCAGGTAAGGGAGCAGCGGCATTAGGGGAGTCATACGCCATCATGCGTTTAGAGGACATGCTAAAACTCTTAAAAGATGCTGAGTTTCAGTAGTTTATGCTTTAACACATAAGTATTGCAATAGTGCTACCATTGTTTAACTATGTTTTACAAATGGGAGTCTATATGTCACAAGAACTTAATCAGAAAGTTGAAGATGTCTTAAAGGTATCAGGAAGCAGCAACCCTCAAAGTGTTGGCTCTATTCTTGCCCGATCAATTGTCGCAGGGCATTTACCTAAGATACGAGCCATTGGTGCAAGTGCTGTTAATCAAGGTGCAAAAGCTGCCGCTATTGCAAGAGGTTTTGTTGCCCCACGAGGCATAGATCTTTATTTCATTATTGGTTTTGATGATATTATTGGTGAGAACGGTGAAAGCATTTCGGCTATTTCCTTTAAACCAGTATTGAGGTAACAATGATTTTTCATAAAAAACACCATGGTGGACGCTACGACGATCCACACGGCATTACTTCTGCAGACGCAGGTAAGTTGTACACTCAAGTACATGAACAAGAACGAGAAAGATTAAGCGCTGTCAAAACACTAGGTAGGGACATACCAGCAAGCGGAGCTGAAGCAGCTTATCTTAAAGATGGATTTAAAGGCGTTAAAGACCATAATGAAAAAATGGAACGATATGACAAAGATGGATATTACAAATAAAAATGGGCTATATTCGTAAATCACAAAAGTCTAATATTGTGGACATGGCAGAGTATAAAGGAAGAAAAGCTCGCAAACAAACAGATGCTTCTCATAACCCTTCTAAAAAATCTAATCTTAATGACGACGCTTCTCCTTATGGAATGCCTCGTCCAACTGGTGCTGGAAAAACTGAAGTTTGGACTGAGTAGTTATGGAAAACCGCTTAGATGAAATTAGCGGCCCATACTTAAAAAATAAAGTGTGGAAAGACTCTAGTACACAAACAGCATCAGGCGGTGGCAGTAAAAAGCCACCTAAAAAACCACGAACTAAAACTGGTGGTTTGCCAGATAAAGATCCAGACAAAAACTCAGGCATTAATCCAATGTCATACATGTCAATAGGCTCAAATCATTTTGATGAAGCTGAACGCAGTGAACAAAAATCAAGAGACAATTATATGATATGGCAGAAGTACAACGGAGATATCAACAAGAAAAGACGGAATGGTTACTAATATGGCAAAACAAGGACCGTGCTGGGAAGGCTATGTACAAGTAGGGATGAAGAAGAAGAATGGTAAAATGGTTCCTAACTGCGTACCTGAATCAGAATCAACCAAGAAACCAGTAAAGAAAGCAAAAAAGAAATAATGGCTAAGTCACCTGCATGGCAACGAAAAGAGGGTAAAAACCCTGAAGGTGGTTTAAATGCTAAAGGTCGTGCCTCTGCTAAAAAGGAAGGACATAACCTCAAACCACCTGTCTCTGCCGAGCAAGCGAAGAAATCTCCTAAGTCTGCTGCACGACGCAAGTCGTTCTGTGCTCGCATGGGAGGCATGGAAGGTCCAATGAAGAAGCCAAATGGTGAACCAACACGTAAAGCATTGGCTTTGCGTAAATGGGATTGCTAATGGCTACTAAAAAGAAGAAAGCTTCTAAGAAAGTTGTTAAGGCTAAACCACGTCCTATTTCAGCAGTGAGTGGAGCGGCTGGTGGGTTCATGACTTCTTTTGATCATAGTAACGCTGGTAACTAATGGCTAATCAATCCTTTGCTGATTGGCAAACACCCAACGCTCAGCAAGAATCTTCATCCCAACCAATGTTTGGGCCAGCTCCTATGTTTCGCAATAACAAAGATTATCAATTAGCAGGCTACAGAACACTTCAAGACACCACGTATCCAGACGGATACCTCGGCACAATGTCGGCAAACCGACGACAAGATAAAACTTTAGGAACATTGAGTCGCACTAATGCCCGACAATATTCTCGTGGTGTGCACAAAGGCGAAAGAGTAAATCCAGGTGATTACGTTTGGCCAGATGAGTTTAATTTATGGACTGGTATCTCATACGAATCTAAAGGCATGAAGTTTGCCCCACCAGGAGCAATGCCAGTGGTTCTCACAAACGATGGCAAAGTTGGTCCTAAAGGTATACCACGAACAATGGAACAGGATAACCAACAGTATATTGACGCAGAGCGTCGTGCTCAGTTAAAAACGCTTAAGCCTAGCTGGAGATAGCTTGTGGTAAAGTAGGAGAGTCTAATTCGTCTTCAGTGGAGAATGTAACGCCCATGGCTAAAAAAGCAAAGAAACCAAAGGTAAATGAGGACGGCGTGCCAGTGATGTCGGCACAAGAAATGATTGATTTATTGCCACCTGACGAAGTTGCAAAAAGGAAAAGGCAGGATGCACGTACCGACAAAAAGAATCTAGGCATTACTCCAGAACAATTAGCAAAAGAGAAAAAAAGACGGTTAAATCCATCTACAGCAGATTATGAGCAAATTCTTGCTGATGTAAGAGAAGCTGGCGGTTCATACAAGATAGGACCAAACAAATATTACCCTGAAGGAACTTCGTATCAAGGAACTACTACTACTATTACAAAGGATGCTGACATGGCAAGTAAAAAAGGTAAAAAAGGCAAGGCTAGCGGCGCAGGAAAGAATATGACTCCTGCAGTAGAAGCCGTAGTGGGCAAAGTTTCCGATGCTACCGCCGATGCTACCGCCGATGCTACCCCAGCAAGAACTAAATCTTCACGTACAAGGACTCCAGAACAACAAGCAGCTCGCACTGCAAGAGAGCGTGCTGCAAGAGAAGCATCTAAAGAAAAAGCTGATGCAACAAGTGCTCCATCAGATGCAGTAACTTCTGAAATTGCAAAAACTCCAAAAACTTCTCTTGTAGATACGTTAAACCAAGTATCTGTTAGTGACATGAATAGCATTTCTCTTCCAATGGCTAAAGAAAAGTTTACCGAGATTTCTAAAAAAACTGAAGACCCAAGTACTCCTGCATTAAAGCCAAACATGTTTGGTACATATGCAGAGCAAAAAGCAGCAAATCCTGTAGATCCTCTAGAGACAACACCTACACGCCGTGATCCAGCATCTTCATCTTCATCTGATGCTATGCCAAAAAGTATTTTTGGTACGGTAGCAGAACAAAAAGCAGGAACTGCACCAAAACCAGTAGCTGAAATAGGGTACCCACGCACAGATGTACCCCTATTTGGCCCATCCGACCCAAAGGCTTGGGAACATCTAAATGGTGAGCCAGAAGTAAAACTGTTTGATCATGAAAAAGAAACAGTTAATGATGGTGAACAAAGTACAGTGCTACCACCACGCCTTAGGGAAAGAATGAGTCATTTTGGTCAAGGCGCAAAGAACTGGGCACAATCAATGGTTAAGCCATCTGCTTCAGCACCACAAGCATTGCAACCACCTGCAGCTTCAGCACCACAAACGTCTGCACCACAAACGTCTGCACCACAAACGTCTGCACCAGCTTCACCGTATCCTGCCCCATCAAGACAAAATGCTCCAGAACCACCTACGTCTGGTGGGGATTACAGTGTTAACAAAGGTGCATATGCTGGTGGAAACATAAACAATGCAGTTGGCGCAACAGTTGGTAATACACACACACAAAAGATAAGCGGTGGATATGGACCAGTAACTGCAACTACTTCAGGTAAAGCAACTAGTTCAGGTAAAGGCGGGGTAACTGCCAGCACTTCAGGTAATGCAACATCAGGACATCCACGAGCGCAAAATGCATCTCGTGGTAGCCGACCAACTAACAAAGGATAATTAATATGAGCGACTTTGAATTAGGAATGTATCATGGTTGGGGAGTTTCCCAACAGCACTCAACGAGTGGAATGCACTCTATAGTAACTGTTGATGGTAAACATCATGCAGAGTTTAGAGGCGAAACTGCTGAAATGGATGCAAACCGACATGCTATGGATTTAGCGTCAAAACGCAGACTTACTAATACAAATAATACGGTTGTTACTAGAGAAGGTTATGAAGTTAACAGAGATATGAAACTTGAAGGACAATGGTATCGTCAACATCCTGGCGATCAATTTCACTCACCAATGGGGAGCTAATCATGGCTAACGGAAAAGACGAACGACATAACCCTAATCGTAGACCTGTTAGAACTGTCTTACACGAGGGTGGACCTTCAGGCTACGAAGAGTATGAAGACGGTACTATTGTAGATTTACCATCTGAACTGCGTACAAAAAATGGAACTGTTCCACGTTACGACTATGATTACGATCATACAAAAGGTAAAAGAGTGTATAGAAATGATCCTAGTGCTCCAGGATTAAATCTTGTTAAAACTGTTTTGCATGGAAGTGGACCTTCAGGGTATGAAGAATATGAAGATGGCACTATTGTAGATTTACCAAAAAGCTCGAGATCTTAAATTGTGGCTGGCGGAAAAGACACTAGTAATCACCCTAATCGGTCTGTAACAAGAACTAAACCTTATGGGTATGTTGGCGAAATGTCTAAAGACATGCCAAAAAACTCTCAAATGAAAGATGATCCTGGTGTAACTCCTGTTGAGGTTGGGTCTACACCTGCAACTCCACAAAAAGGATATTTTCCAGTAGTTGCTAAAAAAGAAATTGGTGATACTACTATTGACACTGCTAACAAAAAGAGAACTAGGTTTGGGGCTAAAAGACAAGCAAAAAAGAACGTAAAAGCAGGTTACTAATGCCTGTAGATAACTTCCGCACTCGTAGACCTTGGCAATCTCGTGAAGAGATGTTAGTGGATACTGCATTGGAAGTTGCTATTTCTGATCCTGAAACAATTAGAAATATACGCCCAGTCGTACCTCAGCAGTTGATGCCAGAGCGTAGGGGTTTTATTAAACAAGAACTTGGTGTTATGGACATTTTATCTGTTGATAGAAACGCCCCAACTTACCGTTCTTGGGTATCTGGAGCAGTAAACATGCTTACAAGAGCACAGATGAATGACGATGCTTTTACAGGTTCTGGTCGTTATTCTATGAACAACCTTTGGTAATAGAGTAAACTGTATCTATGGCTTCTGACAGATTTGGTGCATCTCCCGTAGCTCCGCTATACAACGCCACTGGGCGTAATCCACGAGACATAACCCCAAGTCCCACAAGGCAAGGTTTGGGCAGTGTTGGTAGTAGTGGTTCTGGTGGCTATAACTTTGGTATAAGTAATCAAGCACCACCAGCAGCTAATGGCATGACGAATGATCTTGCTTCCATGTTTAACCCTTATAACTACCTAAGTCCTTTTAATAATAATGGTAGGGGTAACTCAAGAAGATCAAGAAATCAAAGCCAATCACAAGGTCAAGGTCAACCTCAAGGTATGAGTCAAACCAGCTCTATGTCCGATGATGGTACAACACAAACCAACACATTTAACAATCCTGGCGGTGGTGATTTTAATTTTAATCCTACAATGCAGGATTTTAGCGTAAATAAAAACGCAATAGCTGGCGGTGACATTAACGATGCAACTGGAGCATCCGCTTTTAATGAATTTAATCAAAACGTAAAACTAGGTGGACCTGCACAACCTGCTAAGAATACAGGAAAACCAAGAGGACCATACACCCCAAAAACACCAGAAAGAGTAGCCGAGCTTGCAACAAAGAGAGCGGCAAAGAAAACAAATACACCAGCAAGTAAAACACCAAGAACACCAAAAAACAATCCACCAACACCAGGTGCTGGTGATTCTTCTCTTACGTTTATCAATGGTCCATCTAACAGACGTTCAAGGTGATAAACTAGTACTATGGCTGTAAACTCTTCTCGCTCTCAAAACGCAGATCTTCGCTTAGGCGCAACTGACGGAACCTTCAAAAACCTTTCTCCAGATCGTGGTGGGGTAGTAGAAACTGGCCCTATACTCAAGCGCTCTATGGTAATTAACGAACAGTACAACATTACTAGTCGCTCACCTTTAGCTGAGGTTAAAGACCCAACACTAAGTTTGTAACTGACATGACAGACGTTTCTGAGGGTAATGACCCAAGCACAATTGATGTCTCAGACAAAGGCATAAACGTCATGGATGAATCTGGCGTTTCTGGGATGATTCCATTTCACGTAACTTTGAAGACTGGCAAACAAATGCCATTTACAGCTTTAGGAAAAAGAAACTTAGAGTTCAGACGACATGAAGCAACAAAAGGTGGCTGGACTATGGATGAATGCTCTAAAGGTGAGTGTACTCACGACTAACGTGATTACAAAGATTATGGCATACGATCATAGAATGCGCCCAATTCCTCATAAAAACTCTAATGGTGTTTCAATAAATGGCTACGAAGAAGTTACTGACGTAGGTAACGATAAAACTTTTGATCGGTATGTCCCTAGAAAAGATACTAAAAGAAAAGATTTTGAAACACATTCAGAATGGAAAAGACGAACAGCACTTGTTAAAGCTAAGCCAACAGTTAGGTTGGTTGAACCTAAACCCCAATTATTTGATTGGGAGAAAGAAATATAAATCATGGCTAATGGTAAAGACGAACGACATAATCCTAATCGCAAGGTTAGTAAAAAAGGAATGACTACGTTTGACATGGGCGGAGGCGCAACAGTTCAACGAATTCTAAGTCCTGACTTACAGAAAGATTTAGAACAAGAAGATGCTGAAAGTGCTTACAAAGTAGCCATGGACAACGATGGTGTGGACACCCCTCAAAAGTTTGACAAAAATACAGACGGTTGGTAAGTAATCATGGGTGAGTTAATAGACATGAATGAGTTTAGAAAACGCAAAATAAACAAGCAAAAAGGTATGGATACTAGAGATGATATTTCTCGTCAAGTCTCCAGAGGTATGCATCCTTCCCAGAAGTTGCACCCTAGATCTGGGGAATTATATGCGCATTTGTCCACTATGTCAGACAACATGATTCATAACTATGGTCAGTTATTGGGCATTATTCCAAACCCCGTTGCAATAACGGACATGGGTGGCATAAATTATGATGATGTTCGTAAATCTATAGTTATGCATCCAGCCGCTCAAGCTTCTTTGCATGAAGATGGGCCTGTCCACCCATAATCACTAATCTTCGTGTATAGTACGGGTAACGACTAGAAAAGTGGAACAAAATGTCAGATAAACCAGATGAACGATTATTAGTTTGTAAAACACACAACACCATGTGGAAACTAAAGCCATATGAAGGTCCTGCTGAGTATGACATGGAATTGCGTGAAATATGCGATAGGCATAACGCTCAAGTGCCAGATCCTCAAAACTGCAATGCTTCAATATTCAGAGTAGATGCAGATACTGCAGCAAAATTAGATATGGAAACTGTATTAACAAACAAACTTGGCGAATTAGATGTTTATATTAAAGACTTTAGAGATGAACTTAAAGTAGATGCTTTACGTTGCTTTAACTCACATAACAGACCTAAAGATTCATGCATAGATTGGTGTGACGAATCTAAGATTATTGGACGTAAAACTGGTGTTCCTCCTGCAAAACGCCAATACCTATGTATGTACTGCCCTTGCGCATCCTATGTAGCACATAAAGAACGAAAAGAAATAGGATTGTACGACATTGACGTAAATAAATGATCGTAGTTACATTTGATGTACTGGCGTATCCAACAACGGATAAAGCAATGTCCATTGGCGCCCGACAACCATCACCTGAATCAAGAGGGTTATGGAATGCTCTTTACAATCAATATCACGGAAACATGATTATCTTGGCTACTGGTACAACTAGAGCAGATTTGATTCAAGGATGGGCAAAACTAGAAGGTTATAAGTACTCGCATATAGATGTAATATCAACTACAACACCTGAGAGTATTCGTGACCGCATTCGTGATCTTAATGCTGTATATGGCAAATTAAATTGGTTTGTTGACTCAGATCCACGCACAGTCAAGTTAGTTATGCAGGATGCTGTTCCATCAATTTTAGTTGGTTTACCAGCATTTGTTCGTCCAGAATGGCGAGAGGATAAGCCCAGAGAAAAGCAGATGTGGGATGACCTAGTTAGGGAAATAGAAGTACAAAGCATTTTTAGAGCAGAAAAAGAAACGAAATGAAAATATACTTTGCTAACTCTGAGAAGTCATCATTTCGCTCACTATTGCTTGCTTCGGGTGTTACCAGATTTGCTGTAAACCTTACCCATTTAGCAATACCAAAAAAGAAAGAATTAGATTTAACCGCCATGTTTAATGGCGGAGAGATAACGCTTTATACCTCAGAAAATGATGAAGACATAACACGCTATGACTCTTTTGTACGGGAGCATTACGAGAGTTTGACCCATGTTATTGGTCGCCCAGATTATGATGGCTCTTGGCTTGGTGATCGGTATGTACCATTATGGAATGATCCTGACGACCTAGAACGCTTGTCATGGCTTTGTCAGAAGTATGGAAAAGCAGCGATAAGCGACAAAGCAATAAATGGTAAAACTGTTTCTAAAATCAGAAATGCCATGACTCGTTGGGATGCAAAACTAATAGCCGTGTCTTCTAAGCCAGACATTCTGGAGACTATTCCATGGGACTCAGCATTAGTAGGTTCTTGGACTAGTGCTGTTCGTTATGGCGAAACACAAGTATGGGATGGTCATGGCTTGCGAAGATACCCCGCACAACAAAAAGATTCGTCCCGCAAAAAACACAGAGCAGATATACAAAGATTAGGTTTAGACATAGATGCAATCATTCAAGATGATAATAACGAAGTAGCCAAACTTGCAATCATGTCGTGGAAGGCTTGGGAGAATCAAACTTTTGGGGTCTATGACCCCACAAAAGACGATGATGAACAAGAAATGGGTCTATTAGATAATGATAGCAATAGCAACTATACCGACCAAAATGCAATTTCTCAAAAAGTGGCACAAGGGGGTGCAAGTGTTGCTATAAGGGGGGTAGAAAAGCGGCACGAAACAGAAAAGATGATATTACCAATAATGGGAGTGGAACAGTATTCAAGTCCATTAGCAGAAACCCTTGCAGAACATGGAGAAGATGGGGAAATAAGCATAGAATCAGTATCTACAATTAGGTATAATTCTAACCTTTTAAGACAGTGCAATAGTTGCTATCTCTCGGCACGTTGTCCTGCGTTTCGTGAGAATTCAGAATGTGGTTTTAAGTTACCTGTTGAGATCAAAACAAAAGATCAATTACAAGCTGCATTACGAGCAATGTTAGAGATGCAAGTAAGTCGTGTTTTGTTTGCTCGCTTTGCTGAAGAGCTTGAAGGACAAGGGCTTGACCCAGCATTGTCCGATGAGATAGATAGATTGTTCTCATTTGTAGAGAAGTTTAAAGACATATCCGATACTAGAGATATGGTCAGACTGGAAGTTGAAGCAAGAGGTAGCAGTGGAGTTTTGAGTCGTTTGTTCGGTAACGGTGTGGGAAACGCAACCAAACAACTAACCGATGGTGGGTTTAATCGCCAACAGGCTGATGCTATGTACTCGGAAATACTTGACTTAAGCGAAGATAACTGACAAACTTGACCAAAGTAAGGTACATTTGATATGTACCCAATAGAAAGCGAGGAAATCATGGCAACAGACACAATTTACGAATATGCAGTTATCCAAGATTTGCAAAACTCTCTAGAACGGGCAAACGAAGATAAGGCTGATTTAAAAGAATTAGTAGATTCCTTACTCCGTAAGGTAACTTACGCCCAAGCCGTTATCACATCAACCAATAGTTACTGTCAGGCATTACAGGATGGTTCAGAAGACCTAACTGGGCATATGGTAGCAATGGTTCGTGCAATCTCAGAATGGAATACTAAGTCGTCTAAGTAATATAAACACAAACTGTACACAATAAGGATAAAATGATTGAAAAGTCTGGTTATACAATGCGTAATTTTTCTGAAGATATTCGTAACCCTGATCTGGACGAAAACGAGAAAAGTGGTTTAAGGACATTGGCACATCTTTTGTTGCCCCATGTCTACATTTCTGCTCCCTACTCATTTCCAGACCCTATAGAGAATACTAATTTAGCAATACGCACAGCCGACGAGTTATATGTGTCAGGTGTTTGCGTTCCTATTGTTCCCCATCTTGTAATGCTGTGGAATACTGTAATGCCTCATGAACCATCTTTTTGGTCTGAGTATTGTTTATTGGTTATGCGACGCTGTGACGCTATTTTACGACTCGGTGGCATTTCTCAAGGTGCTGATAGAGAAATAGTTGAAGCCAAGAAAGTCGGTATACCTATCTTTTACCATGTTGATGAATTAACAACATGGCTTGAGTCAGATCCTGACGTATGAGCAAAATGTTTGAACACTTGCATGGTCATCCCATGTTCTTTCAGGTGCTGGAAGAAATGGCTTTACTCCATGACAGAAAAGGCAGAGACTACGGAATAGGCATAGACACTTTAGGTAATGTGCGTTCTTCTGAGCAATGGGGAATCCCAGCATGGATTGGAACACTGGTAAGAGCCAATGACAAAGTTGTCCGTTTGCAAAACGCTGCGAAAGGTAGTGCTTTAGTCAACGAAGGAATTGAAGACTCTTTAATGGATTTGGCCGCCTACGCCATCATTGCCCTCGTATTATACCGAGAGGCTAACCCACATGGAAACACCTAATTGGTTTGACAAATCAGCGTGTAGGAAACTGCATGGAAGTTTATGGTTTCCTCCGATAGAAGGATATTCAGAGCAACGATTATTTTATGATGTTGCTGTAACAGTTTGCAACAGTTGTCCTGTTTGGAAAGAATGTTTAAAACTTGGTGAAAAAGAAGTTCATGGTATGTGGGGTGGCTTAACTCCAACGGAACGCTCATCATATTTTAATAAAACTGACAAGCATCTTGCACGACACGGATCATCACAACGCTTTAGACAAGGATGCTCTTGTGAAGAATGTTCTGTCGCTCACACGAAAAACTTTGAAAAAATAATAAATAAATCTTTGTATCCCAGTGCTGGTAAGCCTTTTACAGATATAGAAAATGTGCACAAAACGATGTTTGGTAAGTCTAATGAGGTAAACTAGATACACGCCCTTAACAGGCTTTGACCCTATGTGTTTTGTAGGGTCTTTTTTATTAACTGGACAAAGGATGCTTAGTGCACAAATTACCGTTAGTTATTGTTTTATCCATCTTCAACCTACTTCTATCTTTTGGTGTTAGCCCTGCGTTAACCGAAGAGGATAGTTCTGTAATGCCTAAACAAGTAAATAACATAATCAGTTACTCAACATTAAACGAAAATCCTGTAATGCCTGCTGTCACTTATAAATGGGGAGATTGCTCATGGCTACCAAAACTGGCACTGCAAGCAGGCTGGCAGGTAGAGCAGATCGGAAAACTTAAACAGATCGCACTACGAGAATCAGGTTGTTGCCCAAACAGGGTAGGTGGGGACAAGGTAGACAAAGACTGCAACATCACAGGCGTAAGCGAATGGAGTCACAGATCAGATAGTGGTCTATTACAGATCAATGGGGTTCACTGGAAACAAGATCATAAAGAATATGCTGGGCTAGTCTGTAAACAAATGGATATATGTACTCAAGAACCATTGCTTGACCCACTGACTAACCTTAAGGCTGGTAAGTTACTTTATGATGTCGCAGGCTGGTTGCCGTGGACTGCTTTAAAGCCATAACCAATATATGACTAAAAATGAACA